GCACGCCTTTTTAAGCGACTCGGACTGGTATCACAGCCTGTTTTGACTAGTGATTAAATAAAATATGTCTCGTACTTACGTAGAAATATCTTCAGGCACTTTGTGCGAAATCGAAAAGGAATTCAATTTCCCTACCTATACAGATGGAGATTCTCTGTTTGTTGACTCGGAACTTCTTAAGACTAATGAACTCGGACAACTCGTATTTCTCCCTCCTTTCCACAAGGAATGTAAATATCGTCATTATGACAATACTCCCTGCCCTTTAGAAGAGGAAATTTTACCTCCTTATGAAATTGAACCAATGCCAACTTGTAAAGATATGAATTTAGCTTCCTTGGATAAATTTCTAGTTAGATTAAATGAATCCCCATATTATGTTGCTTACCTTAAAGGTGAGTATTATACTCGTGATTGTTATATCATAACCCCTGCTGAAATTCATTATACGGATAGATCTTCATTTTCTAGATATGTTTTATCCGAAGGAAAATATGTAATTCGTTTTGATTCTCCTTTTGGTACAATTACTAGTATTGAAACTCCTGTTGAAGTTAAAGAAAAACCTTATTATGGTGTTGAATTGTGTAGTAATTATAAAGTACTTCCCCATGAATATAGTAAAGTTATGAACTTATTTAAAGGAATTGACTTAAAACCTTTCGAGGATAATAGTCAATTAACTATTCTAAATTATTCCCCCTATATTCACATTGTTTTCTATGATTTTAATAATAGTGTACAAACTAGTGTAACTTCTAAAAATAAAATTTCAAGTAAATCAATTATTAAAAATTCTGTTCCTTCTACTCAAGAAATTGAAAATCCTATCCATGATTATGCTATGCGTAGATTAACAGATGATCTTGAAGGATTAATGAAAATACTAGAAGAAAATGTAATTCATTATAGTGATAAGAAAGATGTTTTATTAAGAATAGCTGAAGATTCGCAAAAATATCTTGAACAAGTAACTGCTGTTTATCAGAAAGTGATTGTTGAAAAGGTATTCTGTAACCTCAAAATTTCAGATGAATGGGTAGATGGCTATCCATGTGGATGTTGTGATGGTGCACGTCGTACCATATATGATGTAAGTTCTAATGAAACTCTTCTTTTCAAATTAGTGATTATTGATTCTGAATCTCGTTTTGTTGACGAGTTTACTTCAGGTGATTCTGGCTTTGTAATTTGGAAAGATAAAAATTTTGATCCTTTTGCAGTTCAGCAGATGGACGAATCAGCTGGTGCTGGTCCTTCTGCTCAAGAAACTTCCCTTCCTGATAATATTTCAGTTCCTACCCCTGTTATTCCTGTAGCATCAGAAGAAATTATAGATGGAATACAAACTGAACAACATGATCAAGCTATTGATTCAACCCGAGAAATTGTCGGAATAAATTCTTCCCATACTGTATCTTCTGTACCTTCACCATCTGGTGAAGTAGAGGCAATTGATTTGTCTGTTGTTAATGGTACTATAACCATAAAACCTGATTATCTTCCTGGTATATCTCTTCCTGATTATGTTAATAGATGGTTGCCTGCCTCTATTGAATCTATAACCAATGGCATTATTTATACTCCTACTTTTAGTGAAAGAGTGGCTTATTTTTCTGAACTTTTTACTTATTTTCATTCTAATGTTGTGTGGAAAATTGTTTCAAAACCCCCCTTATTTCAATCCCAAAGATTTTGGGTTTCATTTAATCCTACGATTAACGGAACACCTCTATCCGTTGTTTCTGACAACGATTTAGCA